AGAGACGGGGACGCAGGTCAACCCGGTCAGGCATATCCTGCGCCCGTGGCGGCGCCGGCTGGAGGTGCTTGGGTGACGCTTGGATTCTTGCTCTTGTACTGCTGGGAATCCTTGTTATAATAGGCGGCTTCGTAGCACTACGAACACCATCAGGAGAGATGGATGAGTGGTTTAAGTCGCACGCCTGGAAAGCGTGTATAGGTTCATAGCCTATCGGGGGTTCGAATCCCCCTCTCTCCGCCAGAATACGAAAGCCCTTGATCTTCAAGGGCTTTTTTGTTTGCAGTGCCCTCATCAGCTTGGCGACCTGAAGCGTCAGGGAATTTTGGGGGAATTTTTGGCCGGAGCCAGGAATTATGCAGCACTCTGATCAGCCCTTTCGCGCGTTGGAAAGAGCAAGGCAATCTGTCGACTTGATGCGGGAAGCGAAGACGCTTATCGATGTCGAGGAGCATTGGAAGGATTACCTGCACCGCATTGAGAGGGTTTGGAATAAGGCGGTGAACCACTTCGGCAAGAGCCCAAAGTGGAACGGCTGGCAGGGAAAGTATCTGAAGTTGCGAAAGGCGGACCCGCTGCTTTCTTACTTGATCAATGCTCGCGGGGCAGACGAGCACACCATTAGCGAAATTACGCAGCGTGAACCTGCGTTCTTGGCAATTAATCCAGGGCCGAGCGGGAACCTGCATTTGAGAAATGTAGTGTTCGAAAAGGGCACGTTCACGAAATTCGAGGTGTTTGGCGAAGCTGTCGTTGAGGCGCGCCCGGCACAGGTTCAACTCATGCCAGTCCGGAACCGCGGTATCGTGTACGAAATCCCCAAGGAACATCTGGCTCAGCCGATTGATCCGCAGAACCTTTTCGATATAGCTGAGAAAGCGATTGCCTTTTACGCTGACTTCCTTAATTCAGCGGAAGCATTTTTTGTTGAGCCTCACGCAGCATCTTGAAGGCGTTCAGCAGCCTGCCTGGTCTCAGAGCGGTCCAACGCAAGGGGCCGGTCTACCTGATGCCCGGCTGGCGCTGGCGGCACGATGACAACCTGGCCGCCAACCAGCTGCATGATCAGTTCGCTGCCACGCGGCGTGATCACGTGGAAGTCCATCAGACGCCCGACAGCTTGCTGATCGTCTCATCCTTCTCACGCGAGCTGCGCGAGCTGCCAAACTCGAAGGCGAAGTAATCCTTCAGACAAGCACCAAAGATGCCGGCAATCGTCGACAGGATGCCAACCACCTCGCCAGGTATCTTGTCGCGGTACAGGCACATCACGCCCAGGCAGGCGATCAGGCCCACCACCACAGCCAGCACGGCCAGGTCGGCGCGCATATTGTGGCCGCCGTTCAGCTTGCGTACTTCGGTATCGTGCGCTCGCGCGTCTTGGCGGTCCTGCAGGTAGGCTTTCTCGAGATCAGCCTGCTGGGCGCCGAAAGCGGTCTGGAACTCCAGCAGCTTGTTCGGGTCGGCCTGCAGCACCTGCAGCGCGGCGCGGCCGGTGTCGGCGCCGGTCACGGTCTTGGCGATGCCGACGACGTGGTCAGCAACTTCCGCCGCCTTGTCCGATCCTGTCACGAGCTTGATGATGCCGGGCACGAGCTGACCCAGCGCCAGAGCGATCGAGATGGGTTCCATTATGCGATCTCCACACGGTTGAACAGCCAGCCATTGGTGAAAGTTTCGTTGGCCTGGCGGTTTTCGGAAATGGTCAGGTAGTGCACGCCCTGCAGGCAGTTGAGGAGGCGCAGTACGATCTTTTCGCCGTCGGCGCCGCGCAGCGCCAGATAGGCGCGCAGCGCACCGATCGTGGCGGCGCCGATCTTGCCGTCGACTTCGATGTCGCGAAAATCCTTCTGCTGACGGTTCAGGGCATTCAACGTCCGCTGCAGCCAGGGTCCAGGGATCGAGACGCCGAGGTTCACACCGGTATCGAACATCTCCTCCCCGATGCGCGGCGCGACCTCGTACACCTTATCGAAGCCCGGCTGAATGAAGTACTCAATGCGGTAGATGGCCAATGCGGTGGTGCGCGGCATCTGCGAGATCGGCCCGGTATAGCCATTGCGGCGAGCGGTCGCGGCAGTGATGCCCCACATGGTCTCGCCGCCGGCATCATTGATATTGTGGCTATAGCCGCCTTCGCGGCCGACCAGCTCGTCGATCATCTGGTCGATGCTCTTCATCGCGTCACCGAGATTTGAAAAGCCTTCCAGATGGCCAGAGCCAGCCAGCCGAGGCCGGCCAGTGTGCCCGCTTTGGCAACGTTCACCAGCGCCTCACGCACCATCTTGTTCCGCAGCTCACGCCACTCGATGACTGATTCGTGATAGCGACGGTGTCCCTCGACGTCATCGGCCGGAAATCCGGAAAGCAGCCGCTTGTTGGTTGCTTCCAGATGGGACACCTTCGCATTCAGCGCCTCGAAGTTGGCCATCAGGTCCAACTGGTTATCGCGGACTTCGCCGAGCAGCTGCACCAGGGGCTGGCCGCCCATGCGCATGGCTTCTTGTTGCCATAGTTGGTTCATTATTTTTCTCTTTCAGGTGGTGGGAGGTTGTCAGACAGACCTGGCGGTCTCGTACCAGATGCTGCCGTTTGCTTTCGTGAGGGTGATGTTTGCGCCAGGCCCGAACGAGAAATCGACACTGCCTTTCAAGATGAATCCGTTGGCAATCCCGTTGTGCTTCAGCTTCAGCGTCGCATCGTCCGATTTCAGCGTGATGGTTTCGCTGGGCCGCCGACCGATCAGCTGCGTGATGGTGGCGTTCGGACTGGCGTTGATCAGGAAGAAGTTGGCGCGCGTGCCGCCCAGGCCCGTAGTCGATCCGGTCACGGTGATGGTGTCGTAGATGTCCTCGCTGTCCTGCGTGTTGTTGACGATTTCCACCGAGTTGGGAATGTAGCCGCCGAACACGTTGACCGTCTTGGACCCGGTGATGCGCTGGTTGCCGGCGATCTTCAGGTTTTGGATAATCCGCGACGCGTTGATGTTGATGCACGGCACACCAGCGTTGACGCTGAAGCTGTTCATGCCGATGAAGCCACCGTTGATCGGGTCGGCCAGGGTATAGATGTCCATCCCGATAGCGTTCCCGGCGCCGATCGTGATGAACTTGTTGCCCACGACAAGCAGGTCGGAACAGGTGTTCACATTGATGAAGGGACCTGTGCCGCTGTTGTAGAGCAGCGCGCCCTGGATCACCAGCTGCGACATGTTCGCGACATCGAAGTTGCGAATCGTCGCATTGATGTGGCCGCCGAACCAGGCCAGCTGCGGGGGCAAATAGGTCGGCCCATAAGGATTCTGGAACAGCACACCGGTCGACACAGCGACGAAGTCACAACCGTAGAACTGTGCACCCTCGATGCCCGGGCTGACGGTATTCACGATCTGCACACCATAGCGCGCGTTGTAGACGGCGCAGTACGACCATTTCGGAGTGGTCGCGGCAGTGCTCGAAGTGAGGTACCAAGGGATGAAGTTCGCCGTTCCCAGGCCGTACTGCACGACGCGGTGGAACAGGGTCTCCATACAGTTGTGGCACTTGATGCCGTATTTGAATTCGTAGGTAGATTCGCTACCGATGTACACGTGCGACACGATCAGGGACGGCAGTACGGTGTCGTTACGGAAGGAAAGTGCGGCACCGGCCGTCATGGCCGCGCGCGGGCGCAGGGACATGTGTTCGACCGTGAACTGCCCGGAACCGCCACCGGCGTTACCGACATAGAACAGGTCGGCATCGGCGTACTGCAGGATATTGGTGACACCTATACCGTCGCCGTACACGCGGAACGACTTGGTCGTTATCTTCGCGATGGTGCCGTTGATCTTGTAGTCGCCGCCCGGGATGTAAACCACGTTCGACGCGTCAAAGGCCTTCTGGAATGCCTGGGTATCGTCGGTTACGCCGTCACCCTTCGCGCCGAAGTCTCGCACGCTGCGTGGCACATCGCGCAGCTTGTCCTGCACCGTCCGGAGGACCGCACCGACGCCAGACTGAATAAAGCCGACAAGCGAGGACCCGGTCGAGAGCTTCAGGTTCTGGGTGAACTCCAGGACCGCTGCGATAGTCGCTGCGGCGCCAACGTTGAGCCCGAGGCCAACACGCGCAGCCACCTGCTGGATCTGGATGACCATGCGGTCGAGCGCGTCGGAAATTGCCTTCGGGTAAAAGCCGCCCTGGTTTGTGAGGTCCAGGTTCTGCGTGATGGCGATGTTGCTGGTGGCCGCCAAGGACGTGCCGACCGCCGGCGCCACCGTAGTGGTGATGACGCCGCCAGGGTTCAGGTCCTGATTCGAATTCAGGGTAACACTGTAGTCGGAGTCCAACGTCAGGATGGACTCGGCGCCGGTGGTAGTGTTGGTGACGGCGACTAAAACGTCCTGACGGGTGAAGACCTTGTAGTTAAATGGGAAATCTTTGGTCACGCCGTTGCCGATGAATGGCCCGGCAGTGCGGCTGGTGTTGTTGATGGGCATACGGGGCGCTCCGCTGGGAAAGCTGCATTCTCAGCAGTAGCGCCCCGGGTACGTATACGCGCTATCGGTCCTTGCTGGCCGGGCTGGCGGCGCCGGTAATAGCCCCGCGCGCCACGTCTACCGGCCCGGTCGGCCGCGCCTTCCCGGTCTGGACGTCGGTCAGGTAGGCAGCCGGGCGAGCGACCGCGCTGGCGGGCACGCCGACGGTTAGCGAGATCAGGCTGGCCACATCGCGCACGGTCTTGGTCGCCGAGCCGTTGCCGGCCGCCAGGCGGTAGACGTCCGAAGGCACGCTGACCGCGCTTTCGATCATGCTGATCGCGGGGCTGGTGCTGATCCTGTCGTCGTACGGCTTCTTGTTGAAGCTGTTCGCCAGAGCATTGACGGTCTGGCCGACCACCGGTACGAGCGCGGTGCCCGCGCGCAGCGTACCCCAGCCGAACACCTGGGCGATCCAGTCGTCCAGATAGCTGCCGTTCTTGTCGTCGTCGTCCGGGCCGCCGCGGAAGGCCAGCGCGATGGCCTGCGCCACCCAGGCCGGGGCGAAGAAGCCGAACAGGAGGATATAGAAGCCACGTCCAGCGCCCTTGCGCAGGCCGGTGTCCTGCGCCACCTTGGCGAACTCGGTGCCCAAGATGTTGGCCTGCATGTTGAAGTAGCCGGCGAACTGGGTGAACATCCGGACGAAGGCGTTGCCGGTTTCGATGCGGCTGATGTCCTCGGGCAGGGTGCTGCCTTGGGTCTCGCGCACGGCGGAATCGGCCAGGCGGCGGGCGTACAGCTGCAGCTCCTCCTGCGACATGCCGTCCGGCGCTGTTTCCATCGCCTGGTTGTAGGCGCCATGCCAGATGATCGGCCCCATTACGTTGTCGACCGCCGACTGTAGGAAGTAGGTGTGCTTCTGGGTCCAGGCTACCGCTTTCTGGTACACGTTCGGGCTCAGCAGGATGTCGTTGATGGCGTCGGTCATAGCGCCGACCTCATTTTCCATCCGGTTGGCCATGTATGGCGAGGCCTCGGCCACGAAGTCGGCCATCTGCTTGGGCGAGCGGATGAAGTCGACGGCGGCGCTGGCAAGGTAGGATGGCTTCACGCGCAGAGCGGCGATCGAGAAGCCGGTGATCTGCTGGGCCGTGTTCGACACGTTGGCGAACATCGCCGCCATGCCGGCGCGCGAGCGCACCACCGAGAAGAAGCGCATTAGGCCGTTCGAGCCGGACACCTGCGTCTCGACCTGCTGGCGCGCGGTGCGGTTCAGCCATGGGGTCAGCAGGCCGTCGTAAGCTGCCGGGTCGACCCGGTGCAGCGGCGTGGCCACGTCGTTGCTGCCCAGGATCCGACGCACGTCGCGCACCGGCCCTTCCAGGTGAGAGAACAGCAGCACCTTGTCGATGTGCTGGGACAGCAGGCGCAGGTCCAGCAGCAGCGGGCGGTTGTACTCCACGCGGGCCTTGGTGAATCCCTTGCTGGTGCTGGGCAGGGCGTTCATCAGGTTGGCGTTCTCCTCTTCCATGATGCCGCGCGTCTTGGCGTCCGTGACGATGCGCGAGTCGGTCATGGCCGGCACGTAGCCGCCGGCGTAGCGACCCCAAGGGGTATCGAAGGCATCGGCGGTCACCTCGTCGAAGTAGCGGCCGAACACCTCGCGGTGCGCTTTCTGGGCCATCGGCTTCATTTCCTCGAGCAGGTTCCATACGCCCTGGGCGAAGTCAAAGTCTGCCTTGGTCAGCGTACCTTCCTTGATCATGCGGTTGACGAAGGCATCCCAGCGGCTGGTATCCAACTCGCCGTTCTCCAGCACCTGGCCCCAGCCGCGGCCCAGCAGCAGCTTTTTCTTGTTGCCGGCATTCCCGGTGTGAAGGATCGCATGCAGCAGCTCGACCTTGCCCATGCCACCCTGGTCGAAGCCGAAGGTATAGCCCAGCTCGGGCGCCGCAATCTTCACCGGCTTGAGGGTCGGCGCGATCGCATCGAGCAGGTCGCGATACTTCTTCAGGTACCGGGCCTTGTCAGCGCGGTAGGCATCGGCCGGGTCTTTGATCGTGTTCCAGATGAAACGGCGGAACGGACCCATCTTCGTGTTGGCGCCGTCCTTGGCGTCGGCCCAGGCCTCCACGCGGCGCAGCGCAGCGCGCAGCGACTGCAGCTTAGACAGGTTCACCTCGCCGGGCGTGATCGAGCGGCCTTCACCGGGGGCCGTTTCCGGGATGCCGATCTCTTCCAGTCGGGCGCGCAGCTGGCTCTGGATCTCCTCGCGGTCCAAAAGGTCGCCATCGACCTCCATCTGGCGCGAGCGGCGGGCCAGGTACCACAGCGATTCGACCTCATCGCGCAGGCCGCGCAGTTGCTCGACCGTCAGTTCCTGGTACGGGCGGGCGTTCTCGGTGGTGGCGTCGATGCGCTCGCGCAGCACCGTGGCCATAGCCGGATCGTAGGCTTCGACGGCGGCCAAGTACTCGGTCGCCTTCTTGCCTCGCGTGCCGATGTCGAACTCGGCCAGAATGGCACGGGTGGCCATCACCATGTCCAGATCGCGGGTCTTCGACACCTTTTCGTTGTTCCCGCGCGTCATGGTACCGAAGCGATCCATGATCTTCTCGATGTCGGCGCGCGCATCGAGCGCAGCCTTGGCGGCGTAGGTGTTGATCAGCTGGGTCTGCTTCTCGGCGGCTGCCGTCTGGATGTCGCCCTTCTTGAAGGCAGCGTCGGCGGCTTTGCCGGCGCGCGCGGCGGCGCGGGTGAACTGGTCGGGGCGCAGCTGGTTGACCGGCGTGCGCGCCACGATCTGCTCGGCGTACAGCTTGGCGGCCTTGGCCAGCACGGCCGGCTTGCCGGCAGCCTTGGCCAGGGCGTTCATCTCGGTGGCGACGAAGCGGGCATGCGCGTTCGAATAGACCGCCTCGTCGACGGCGCGCGCCAGGGCCTGCTCGTCCACCAGGTCGCCGTGGCGCTCCAGCATGCGCTGGTCGGTCAGGCGTGAGATCTCGTCGGCCGGCTTCTCGGCCGCTAGCAGCTCGCGCACCAGCTGGTCACCAGAGTCGAAGCCGAACAGCTCGGCCACCACGTCCGGCGTCAGCCCGCCCTCGGCGGTGACCAGGCCGCGCTTTCCGGGCGGCAGGTAGCGCCAGGGCGCGGCCGGGCCATCGCCGTACATCTCCTTCAGGACGTCCAGGTTCAGCTTCGTGCCGTTCAGGCCCGCGTCTTCCAGAATGCGGCGCTGGGTGCGGTTGCGATCGGCATCCGGCAATTCGCCATGCGTCAGGAACCGGCGCGCCAGGTTGATCGGCTGCGCCATTACCTCGGCGCTGACCTCGTCCCGGATCGCCTTGCGCTTCGCGGCGGCGTCGCGCTGCAGGCGGGCCAGCTCCTTGGCCTTCGCGTTCGACAGCCACTTCATGTCGTGCAGGGCGCGGGTCTCCAGCTCGCGGGTAGCCTTCTCAGTGGCGCCGATGCTCAGGGCCCGATACGCCGTCCACTCCTCGTCGGTCATAAATTCCGGCTTGGTGCCGAACATGCCGGCGAGCCCGGCTTCGTGCTCAGCTTCGCTGATCGCCTCGGTGCTGGCCAACATGCGGCCGAACACGCCTCGCACCTCGGTCGAGAGCTCGACGTCCAGAGCGGTGATGGTACGGTACACGTTGACCAGCCAGCTGCGGAACCGCGCGAACACGCCCCGCAGCTCGGTGGCAGGCGCGCCTCCTTCGAACAGGTAGGCTTCGAAGCCGCGGGCAAACTGCTCATGCAGCGGGCGTTTTTCCTCCATGTCGAGCGTGTTCCACGTGGCCAGGTCCGGCACGCCGAACCATTCCAGCGTCTTGGCCATGTCGTCCTTCACGCTCTGGGGGGCATCCGGACGGTTGGCGATGTCGCTCATCACTTCCAGGAAGAAGTGACCCGATTCGTGCAGGAAGGTGGACAGGTCGGCGTTGCGCAGCAGGGTGATGATGCTCGGCGCCTCCGTGATGTCCTCGGCCAGCGCGATCGAACCGCGCCGAGTGTCTGGCTCCGCCCGGGTGTCTCGCGGCTGGTGCAGCACGGTGCTTGCCGGGCGGTACATGCTGTCGCTGATCTCGTGGTCGGCGTTCTTGCCCTTGTTCTCGACGAAGCCGAAGCGCTTGTAGAACTCGGTCAGCCGCTTCTTGTTCCCGCCGAAATCGGCCGACGGCGTCAGGGCGATCCTCTGGCCGGTCTGGTCCGCATAGTCGACCAGCTGCTGCAGCGCGGCCGTGCCCCGTCCTTCCTCGCGCTCGTTTTCCGGGACAACGATCTTGGCCAGGGTGATGACGCCCTTGCGCTCGCTGACGAAGTGGTCGATGCCGGCGGCGTCCCACGCCTGGCGTACAGCATCGAGACCAGTGGCGCCCTGATCGAGCGTACGGGGGCCGACCAATCTTTCGGCCTGCACCTCCAGCGGATACCTCTGCGCCATGGCCTCGGGCGTGACGCCCAGCCGAGCGGCCTGGACGGCGAAGAAGTTGCTGATCATGGCGGCGTACGCCTGGTTCACCTCGGGCGCGAACCGGTCGATACTGTTCAGCTGTTCGAGGAAACCCGCTTCGACCTTCTGGCGCGACGCCGTGAAGGCGTCGTCGGCCTGCTTGGCAGCCAGCGCACGCGCGACCTCGTCGGCCAGTTCCTTGGCAGCACCGCTCTGCAGGTATTCGGCAGCGGTGGTCTGGGTGAAGCCGCCCGGCTCGTCGGACAGGTGCGGGATGATCGACTGCGCCAGCTCGGGCCCAGCCATGTTCGCCATCAGGTGGGCCACCGGGATCCAGATGTCGGTGTTCGTGTTAGCAGCCTGCTCGAGCTGGGCGGCCACGCCCGGCAGCGCCTGCGCCACATGTTCCAGCATGCCGGAATCGGCCAGCGCCTGCGGGGTGATCCAGACGGTATCGCGCCCGTCCTGCATCAGGGACTGGAAGAAGGCCTGCGCCGTGCTGGCGTCGCGCTCTCGCACCTTCGACGCGGCGGCCAGGGTGTTGAGCTGGCCGAGTGCCTGGCCTACGTCGGCAGCGTGCTGGGCTTCCTGAGTGCGGCCGTGCACGCGCGCCAGGCCGGCGTTGCCGCCTTCCATGATCGCCGCCTGCGTCACCGTGGCGACCAACGTTTGATAGGCGGCGTTCGGCCGCTCGGCCAGGTACTCGCGCCAGGTCTTGTCGGGGTTCGCCACGGCAGTGTCGATCGCATCCTGCACCACGGTGGCGATCTGTTCCCCCGGCACCTCGCGTGCCAGCAGGCCGGTCAGGAAGTGGCCCGCGCCGGTCCTGCCCAGGTTCTTCACCAGGAAGGACATCGGCAGCAATTCGGTACCGACCTCGACAGCACCCTCGGCAGCGCCGCCGACCAGGGCCTCGCCCGGCGTGGCGCCGCGCGCGCGGTACTTGCCATAGGCATCGGCTTCAGTCTGCACGCCGATCGTAGCCAGCAGGGGGGTGGGGCTGCGCGTGGCCAGCGATGCAAGCAGGCCGGGCACGGCACGCACGGTGCTGGTGGCGCCGCCATACACCGCCTGCGCTGTGCTGCTCTGGAACTCTGGGGTGTCGATCTGCTGCTCCAGGGCCAGCTGGGAATACTTGCTGCGGGCATCGTCGCCTACCGCCTTGAAGCCAAACAGGTCGGCCATCTGCATGCGGATGCCCTGGCGTGCCATGTCGGCACCGGTTGGCAGAGACTTGAGCAATCCACCGGCCACGCTGAAGAACGACGGCTTCGGCCCGACGATGGGGCCGATGGTTGCCTCGGTGCTGGACAGGTTCTGCACATCGTCGTGCGCCAGGCGGGCGTTGTCCGGATCGACCAGGAACTTGGTGGTAGTCGGGAAGCGCGCGGCCAGCTCGTCGTAGTCGTGCTGCTGGACGGCGGCCTGACGCTTCACATCTTCCGGGAAAGCGCGGGCGGAATCGAGCGGCACACCGGTGCGCGCGCTGGCGCGGCGCAGCTCCGCTTCGAAGTCGGGGTTGGCGTCAATGGCCACCGACATCGAGGCCTGCGCGGCGCGCGCCGGCTGCTGCTGGTTCAAGTAGGCGGCGACGGCGCCGGCGGTGTCGGGCTGGAGATCGTCAGGCATTTACTGTCCTTTTGCGAGGGTGATTTTCCCAGCCTTGGCTTGGGCGGATTGGCGGAACGGCGCGGGCTGGCCGGGCAGCTGCTTCAGGCGGAAGTACGCGCCCAGCAGGTCGGCGTCGGTCGGCTTGTCGATGCCGTGCGCCTTGAAGTCCTTGATCAGGGCGTCGCGAGTTTCGCCCGGGATGTCGCTGGCCTGGACCGTCAGCAGCCGCTGGCTGGTCTTGCCCGAATCGAAGCCGAGGAACGAGGTGCGGAAGCTGACCGATTTCGCGAACAGTCCGTCGATGTGTTTCTCGACTTCGGCATCCGTCATCTGCTTTCCGGTAATCTTCTGCTGCGACAGCATGCTGTCGGTGACGAACTTCTTGATGGCGCCCACGCGCGCGGCCTCGTCACTGCCGTCCTTCGGCGTCGGGTCCATTCCAAGGCTCTGGAAGCGGTCGCGCAGCGCGGAGTTCATGGCCGACATGTTGATTTCCTCGGTCTTGTTGGTGCTCTTGTCGAGAGCAGCCGCCCGCTGTGCGCTGAAGTGCTTGAAGTCCGCTTCGGACAGCTCGGCGCGCAGCTGGAAAAATTCGTTGTCCGACAGGCGGCGCAGGGTCAGTGGGTCGCTCAGCTTCTGGTAGACGGCCGGGTTGGTGATGTCGTCGCCCTTGGCCACCTTCTGGGCGAACGACAGCACGTTGTCGACCCGGTCGGCCGGGATCTGCGAGCGCACGGCATAGGGCAGCGCCGAGAACCGGCCACCGTTCTGCATCAGACCCTGCATGGCGACGGTGACGCGCTGGTCCTCGTCCGCCTTGATCGCCTTGCTCAAGTCCTCAAACTGCTGGGTGGCGCTCGCCAGGGCCAGCTTCAGCACGCCCGCCGGGGGCGTGGCACCGAACTTTGCTTCGACCTGGGAGCGCACCTGGTCGTGCACCTGCTGCAGCGTGGGCTTCGTCGCGCCGGCGCCGGTACCAAGGGCCGCCATGTTTTTCGCCACGTAGTTGCGGGTTTCCTCTGGTGCGTGGCTCAGCCAGTCGACGCCGTGTTCCTTGATCGCGGCGTCGACCTTGGCCGGGCCCCAGTTGTACGCTGCCCAGGCCTTCGCGGGGTCGCCCGCATAGTTCTTCACCAGGGCCTGCAGGTAGTCGCGGCCCACGCGGCTGCGCTCGGCGTCGCTGTCGTCCTTGGCCGGGGTGACGCCGAAGCCCGGATCGATGCGGGTACCGGGCATCACCTGCATGGCGCCCTGGGCTCCTTTCGCGGAGGTGATCAGGCTGCCGTCGGCGTTGCGCTCGCGATTCCCGCTTTCGCTCTTCAGGGTGATGTCGACCATGCGGCCGAGGTCGGAAGGCGTGGCCTGCGAGCGCGCCGCGGTGACCACGTTGGTAGCGATACCGTCGGCCACGCGCTGATAGACGTCCTTATTGATCACGCCGCGCACCTTGAGCACGTCGTCGGCGGTCATCTCATCTTTGAATCGCTCCAGGTAGCCCATGGCGTACTCGGGGTTGTTCTGCTGCAGCGCAGCGTCGATGACGTTGCTATGCACGCTGCTGGTGACCTCGCGCATGCGGGCGGTGGTGTCGTTGGCCGACCAGCCTTGCAGGGTGCCCATGCGTACGACCGCAGCCCGTACGCTGTCCAGCGCCGGCTTGATCTTGTCCGGATCCTGCCAGTTTCGCTTCGCTTCCTCGGCGCCGAGCTTGATCGTGCCGTCCTGCGTGGAAAGGGAGAATTTCCGGTATTCCTCAAGGGTGTGCTGCTCGATGCCGCCGCGGAACTGGGTCAGCAGGTTGTTGGCTTGCTGGCTGAACGTCAGACGCTGCGCATCGTTACCCAAGCTGCTTGCCAGTTCGGTGATGGAGGATTGCAGCTTGCCGCCGTATTCTTCGGCCAGGGGCTGGCCGCTGGGGCGGGTCAGCGCCGCATCGCCAGTGAGCGCCTTGTAGCCGGTCTTCTCGTCGTATGTAAGGTTCAGCATCTGCTGGCGCAGCTTGTTCAGGCTGTCGTCGACGCGCACCTGGTTGACCTGCTGCTGCATGTCGACCACCACATTGGCAAGCTGCTGGCCGCCACGTTGGACGGTTTCGCCCAGCTGCTGGAGCTGCTGCGGTTGGGCGTTGCCGGCCGTGGTTGTCGAGAATCCTCCGCCCGGTGCAGAGGATGGCGCCACGCCGACGCCGTTATAGGTTGGGACGGTAGGCATCGATTAGGCTCCTTTCGTGGCTGGCGCCACAGGCTTGTTGAGCATGTACCAGGTGCTGGCCACCTGGGTCGCGCTTCCCAGTAGCGACGTGAAGGCGGCCATGCCCGGGCTGATCGAGTCGGCGCCGGCGCGCTTCGTCAGCGCCTCGTTCTTGAAGTTCGTCGCCTGCATGCGCTGTCCCCACGCCGCGCGCACGGCATTGGCGGTGATGGTGTTGATGTCGTTCTCTTTCGCCAGGTCGGTAGACGTCAGCACTTCGGCCGCGCTACCGGTACCGAGATCCACTCCGTTGGCAGCGAACGCCGCGCGCTGCGCTCCCTTCACCTGGCCGGCGCGCTGGGTGGCTGTCGCCACGGCAGCGTTACCGCGCGCCAGCTCCTGCTGGGCGGCGAGTTCAGACTGGCCGGCGTTGAGGTCCGCGATCTCGGCGGCGCCCCGTGCGCTGATCTGTTGTGACCGGGCGCTGTAGTAGGCGCCGACGGTCGAGGCCGCGGCCCCGGCCACTTGTGCGCCCAGCAGCGCTGGTCCTGCTGCTCCTGCTGCAATTCCCATGGTGTTCTCCTCAGTTTGCGATTGAAACTTCCATCGTCATGGAAGTGATGGTGATGGGCAGTGGGTCGGATTGACGCACCACGATGGCCGCGTCGTTGCCCCAGTCTGGCCGCACGTCCAGCTCGATCTCTTCGGTGCGCAGCGCCGGCGCGGTGCCGTACGGCTCGGTCGTGCGCTGCTTGAACTGGACCAGCTTGTCGGTCGACGGACCGGCGAAGATGCCGCTGGACGAGACCATGCGCATCCAGACCTTATTGACGTTCTTTATGCGACCCTGGCCATAACCGGTGTCGATCTGAGCTGCCAGCGGCAGGGTTTTGGCGTCGGCAGTGATAGGCAGGCCGACCTGCACTACGCTGGCCGGGTTGTCCAATGTGATCGCTCCGTTGGTCACCACGCGCTGTGGGTGCACGGCGCCGTCGGCCAGGATGCTGACTGTCTTTCCTTCCAGCCAGCTGAGGTTGCTGATCGTCGTGGTCGGTGCCCCAGCATAGGTCGAGCCGCTGTCAACGAAGAACGCGGTGGCCAAGCTGCTGAACTTCCGGCTTGCCAAGCGCTCAACATAGCGGCGCGACACGCCATTTACCTGACGCTGCACGATCACATACAGGACGTCTTCGCGGTCTTCGGCCACCACCGCGCAGGACTCGAACACGCCATCGGTGTCGTGTTGGTGCCAGGCACCGACCTGCTGCTCTGGAACATAGGTCAGGCCCAGCAACTTGCCCGAGCTGCTGATGGCCCAGACGATCGGGATCGGCGCTTTCGCGTATGCCATGTCGACCAGCTCGTAGTCGTCGAAGAGGTGAATGGATCGCAGCGACAGGTCTCCCGACATGTAGCCATTGGCATCCCTGGAGTAGGCCATTTCGCGCATGTGGCCGCCGCGCGCCGCGCCGTACAGCAGGTTGCTATTGATGATGACCGGCTGGACGTTATTGGCGCCGATGTACGACTGCGGCTTCACCGAGATGCTGGAAGGCGTCAGTGCGTCAGTGTTCACCGAGGTGATCCGGAATTCGGCCGAGCTGGTCAGCACCAGCAGGTCGGACAGCGGGACCACGTGGCGGATCGTGTTGGCCTGCAGTGCGGCGATACGAAAGGCGATTCTGTCGTCGTCCTTGGTCGGCAGCGAATACGACATGTCCGCCTCGGTACCGGACCTCGTCATCCAGATCTTCTGCGGGGCGTTGCTGGTGCCGCCGAAGACGCGGCGCTGCTCGTAATAGCTGGTCGCGGCGGGGTAGTCGCCGGCGGCTTGGAACACCTGGTCATAGTTCGGAGGCGTCAGCGACAGGTCGGCGGCAATGTTATCGTCTACAAGGCTGGTATCCGTGGTGCGGCCGATGTAGCCGTAGGTGCCGCCCTGCAGCTTGTAGACCGCATATTGCGTACCTGCCGGCGCACCAGCCGGCGGGGTCCAGGTGATCGTGTTCTTCGCACCCGAGGCAAAAATGTTGTTTTGGCAGGTGGCGGCGGCGCTGGCCACCGACTGGGTGAGCAGGTCGGGCGAGAACGTGGTGACCACATACGAGTAGTCGTACTGCGTGCCGGCGCCGCTCGACGCCGCGCCGACGGCGGTGGGAGGCTGTACTTGCGGCGTGAAGGCGACGGCTACGAGAGTCCAGTTGGTGGCGCCCAGCCGGCGAAGCTCGCGCGGCGCGTACTTGGGGTGAACCAGCGTCAAGACATCGCCAGACTGGGTGAAGTGGATGTCGAACAGGTCCGCTTCGGCATAGGGGTTTGCGATCTCGTACGGCACCGCGCCGTCTAGAACTGTCGCACCCTGGGTGTGGAAGCGGAAGTAGCCGGCGCCCAGCTCCAGAACCATCGTCTGGGTAGTCGAGAAGGTAAAGGGCAGCAGGCGGACGGCCTTACCGGAGTCCTTTACCTCGCGCACAAACCCGAAGCCGGCCCGGTTCTCGATCGGGCCCTGGGGCTTCACCACGAAGTTGCGGCACAGCGCCAGGCCGGTCTGGAATTTGGCGTCACCGATCTGGCCGAAGAACTCGGGCGTGAGCTCGCCGCCGTTGAAGCTGGTTTTATAGGTGCGGATGTTGGCGCCCATGTCAGCGGCTCCAGGGATAGGCCTGCACCTGCTGCCGGCCGTTCTGGTTCGCGCTCGACACCGCGGCATTGCTCAGCAGACCCAGGGCGATCTTCAGCATGGCCTGGCCGACGTTGATGCCGGTTTCACCCTTCAGGACCGGGCCGGCCAGGTAGCTGGCCAGGTACCAGCCCAGCGCATCACGGAACAGCGGCGAGAACTTGCTGGTGTCGGTGATCGCGCGCGTGTAGCGCACCAGTGCATTCCCCTGGTTGCTTAAGATGATCTGGTTTCCGGTGGCGGCGTCGATTTCGGTGGCGAAGTCCTGCGGGGTATAGGTCGTGCATTGCACACCGCCGTAGACCCAGTCCTGAGGGATGACGCTGGCGACGTCGCCAGTGGCGTCAGCCGGCAGAATGCCCAGCACCTTCAGGCAGTCGGATGGGCGCGCATAGGCGTGGGCCCATTGCGGGAACGGATTCACCAGCTCGGCCAGCAGGGCGCGCGTAGTCGCGAAGCCCCATTCCTGCATCTCGAGCAGCGAGTCTCGCGCGGTCGGATACCACCGTGCGCAGTGCTCGGCCTGCGCCGATCCTTCGGGCGGGTCGATGCTGGCCACGGTCGCGCCGTCGCCCAGGTGGGCCAGCGCCAGGTTGCAGATTTCTACTTCAGATGACATGCGGTTCTCCGGAAAGAAAAAAGGGCGACCCCGAGAGATCGCCCTTTGTCATGGTCGGGGTGCTGGCGAGGTGCCGGATCAGCCCTTGGTCTTGGCTGCGGCCTTCTCGGTCGGCTTCTCCTCGATGGCCGGTGCTTCCGGTGCCACCGGCGCTGCGGGCTCAGGTGCAGGTGCGGCTTGCGCCTGGGTGAGGGCGGCGGCCAGAACAGCCATGTTCTTCGCTGCCTCGGCCAGCTGGGTGGCGGACTGCTGCTGCATCTCCAGCATCTTGGCCATCGTTTCCTGCTGTGCGGCCAGCTGCGCCTGATGTTCGGCGCGCTCTTCGGCCAGCTGCTTGGCGAAGGCAGCGGCAAAGGCGGCCGGGTCGCCCACGGCGCTTTCCTGATTGGCAGCGACCATTTTCTGCACGCGAGCCTTGTTCGACTGCTCGTATTCGGCGGCGCGGGCGCGGCCTTCGTCGCACAACGGTTCCAGGTTGTCAGCCGGCAGGCCGTCGTATTCAGCTTCCTGGCCAGCTTCGTACAGCGTGTTGCCGATCAGGGATTTTTCCTTCACGCGGTACTTAACCGGCTTGCGAGCAGCGCCGACTTCGCCAGCGCCTGCGGCTTCGATCATGCAACCGGCCAGGGCCACGGCCACCAGGGAAGCGCCGAAGCGCGAGTTTTTCAGATGACGGTTCATGTTCTTTCCTATGTCAGGGGAAGGTTGGCAGGGGCAGCGCCCCCGCCGCTTCATGGTTTATCAGGAGACCGAGTAGCCCGACTTCAGGCTGGTCTGGCGGGCTTGGACGTTCTTCGTGACCGCGGCCGCCACCGAGAAGGTCGCGATCGCACCGGTGTTCACGTAGCGCGCGCCGACGTAACGCTTCGGCGCGTACGGCGCCGCCGGATCCCAGTGCAGGGGGACGATGGTGCCGGCTGCCAGGTTGGCGATCGGCAGATCGTCGGTTTGGTTGATGACCTGCACGTTCTGGGTCAGCGCGGCGTCATCCGCCTGGATCAGCTGGAAGCGCACGTTGGTGCCACCGGTGGGCGCGGTCAGCACCGAGAACTCGACGTACAGTTCTTCGCCGACGCCGATGTCGCCTGCCTGGTTGCCGCCGGTAGTCAGCGGTGCGATGTCGATGGTGTTGGACGACAGGATGTTGCCTGCGCCGTTCACCGCCTGGCCGGTCAGCACGCCATTGGCGCTATACGAACCGGAGAGAAGCATTGCTGCGTCGAGGATCATGTCTATGGTTCCTTATTCAGTGAGTAGCGCTTAGACGACGCGCGACTCGGTGTTCAGCAGCTGGTCGACCTTGCGCAGCGGGATGCCCATGAAGTTGGTCATCTTGTACGCATTGCCGAACTGGTTGGTGGCGTTCTCGATCGACAAGGCGTTGTTCGACTTGTTGAGGGCGGCCACGCGCAGCATCGAGTACACGGTGCGGTTGGCGTAAAACACCGGGCGGCCCATCGCCAGATTCGGCGGGCGGTCCATGGCGCGGATCATCAGGTTGATGATGGCGGTCGCGGCTGCGGCAGCCTGGGTAGCGGTCTGGCCGGTCAGGTCGGACACGTTGATGTTCGCGATGCGCACCACGTAGCGCCAGTCCTTGACCACCAGGCCGTTCTTCCACTGGTACAGCGCGCGCAGCGCCTGGAAGAAGTTACCGTTGGAGTCCGGTACCGACTCTTCGCCCAGATCCTGGTGCTGCAGGCCGGCTTTCGAGCCCTTCGGGAACGGGCAGAACACGGTGTTTTCGCCCCAGACCACCAGGTAGATCGAGGTGTTGTTCGAGCCGGTGCCGCCGGCGTCCAGGATGTTCTGGCCGTTGCCAGCGCTCAGCGAGCTGTAGCGGGTTTGCAGGCCCAAGAACTGGCGCGGGTCGGTGCCCGGGTTGCCGTAGAACATGGCGCCGGCCATGGTCTGGTTCATCGCCTCGATGAAGGCTTCGTCTTCCGACAGGCGGAACGCGGCTTCGTTGCCGTTCAGCTTCGCCAGTTCGACGTCGATGTGCGAGCGTGCTTCCAGGATGCCGCATGCCTCGTCGATCTGGGTGCTGGTCGACTTGGAGGTCGGAACGCCCTGGTTGATCATGCGGTAGAAGACCTGCGGCAGGCCGGTGCGGATGGTCACGCGGTGGCCGGTGGGCAGGTTGCCTTCTTTGAAAACGGCGTCTTCCAGGATTTCGTTGGTCTGGGACAGGAGCTCTGCCACCTTCGGCACCTGGCCGTCAGGATCGAGACGCTTTGCCCAGTCGGCGAGGGTGAGGGCGCCAGCTGCTAAAAGTGCCATATGTTGTTTCTCCAGTGGGTGAGGGTAAAACCGAGGGCTGCTTGTTCGGTGAGACTGAAGAGTAGATAAGGCGCGCGGCGGTACGTATACCGCCGCGGAGGGGACTTATTTCTTTGCTGCGGTGGCGCCGTACAGCACTTCGGCAGCCGAGCGGCTCGCGCTGGCCGGAGCGCCGCCGGTGACGATCTTGTCTTCGCTGATGGCCTTGCCGGCGCGGACCATGAAGCGCACCAGCTCGGGATGGTTGCCCAAGCCGGTCTCGCGCAGCATGGTCTTCAGCTCGGGGCTGGCGAAGGTGTCGACCGCCTTGGTGGCGTAGGCCAGGTTCTCGGCCAGCTTGTCGCCACCGTATTCCTTGTCGGCGGTGGCAGCCGCCTGCCAGTCCTGGGACAGCTGCTGCATCTGCGCAGCCTGCTGCTGGGCCATCGCCGGCGCCATCTTGTCGATCAGCTGCTGGGCTTTGTCCTGCGGCAGGTTGAGCTCGCGCGCGGCTTCTTCGAACTGCGTCAGGACGGTGGCGTCGAGCGCGGTGCCTTCCGGGGCAACGAAGGGCTCGTACTTCTCGGGTGCGCCTGCGGCCTTGGCAGCCTCGGCTGCGGCAGCTTCAGCCGCCGCGGCTTCGTCGGCGGCTTTCTGTTCGGCGGTCTGCTCGCCAGGCTGGCCGGCTTCGCCGCCTTCGTTGCCGCCCGCCGGTGTTGCGCCGGCTGCTGCGGCTTGCGCGTCGGCCTGGCCTGCTGCCGGGGCTGCGGTTGCGGCTGCGTCGCCGGCGGCGGGTGCCGTTGCGGCTGGGGTTGCGGCTGCCGGTGCTGCGTCGGTGATCAGGGTTTCTCCTGGCATTTCGATTGCTCCTTCATCATGGTCACGTAGAGATCGGGGCCCAGCTCATGCACCTGCGCGAGCAGGCGCAGGCCTTCCGAGCGGCGCCCTTCGTTGAAAGCCATATTCATGGCGGTGGGGTCGAAACTGGACTGGAAAACGCCGGCGGCGGCCAGCTGGCGCCACACGATGCGCCGGCCGCGCGGGTCGGCCATCAACCACTGGAAATCGGCTACTTCCTGCTTGCGGGCGAGATCCCGGCGCTTGTCGTCGGCTTCGCGCTGGGCCTGCTGCAGTTCGGTATCGAGGGGGTCAAAGTCTTCCATGGCCGCCACTGTAGGCGCGGCCATGTGTGGGACGTATACGCGGGCGTCAGCCCTTGGTGCCGTACAGGACGTCGGCGGCCGACTTGGTGGGCATGGTGATGTCCATGTCGGTGATCTGCAGGTCGACGCAGGTGCGCATCTGCTCGCCGTCCTTGTTCGACTGGGTGGCGCGCTGGCTGGTACCGGTCACCGTGACGGTGATCGTGGCCGGCATCGAAGTGCCGACCTTCGGCAGATCGGTGATGCCCAGCTTCTTCAGGGTGTCGTCGTCCAGGTAGATCGACAGGCCGTACGGGTAGCGCGGCAGGTCGCTGTCGGTCGGCTCGGCGCCGTATTCGCTTTTCGCTTCTTCGGGTGTCATTGCCAAGTTGGCCATGGCGGGGTTCCTCTCGGGTGGTGGGGTTATTGGCCGAAGCCCTGGGAAAACATTCCCATGACGTCGGAAGCGGCGTTGCCGCCGTCGGTCGGGGTGGCGCCAAGGTTCCGCGCCGCGGCGGACGCCTGCTCGGCGGCCTGGAGCTGGGCGGCCTGCTGCTGGGCCTGCGCGCGCTGCTGACGGATCATTGCGACCTGGTCGGATGCCGTGATCAGGCTCGGCGGCACGCCCAGCATGTCGCTGTAAATCTTCGTCCACTCGTCAGCGTTGAAGTTGTCCAGCACGTCAGGCTTCATCTGGGCGATCGTGCCCAGGTTGCCGACGAAGCGGTCGACGCCGTTGGTGGCCACGGCGCGCTGGGCCTGCGCCAGCACCGAGGTGTATTCCACGTCCAGCTGCTGGCCGTGGAGCTCGGGCGGTGGCGGGGGCAGGGCGTTCGCCGCCAGCAGCATGTCGAAGGCGTTGTCGACCAGCGGGCTCAGCGCCTCATTGTCCAAGCGCTCCAGCACCGGACCCAGCATCAGAAGCTTCTCTTCGTGGCGCTCGGCCACCTCGGTGGCGGTCATGCCGGACTTGTCGAGGTTCGACAGCATCAGGAAGAGGTCCTTGTAGAAGGCCTCGTCGATGCGCTGGCGAACGTCCTGCATGTTCACGCGCAGGTGCGACAGGTCGAGATTCACCTGCCAGGCGCTCTGGATGGCGCCCTTGCCGCCGCCAGTCGCCGGGTCGTAGTAGCTGACGCCGCCAGGCAGGGTGTCCATCGGCTGGTTCTTCATCGTGATGGGCACCTGCAGCGGCGGCTTCGTCTGGTAGTCGATGCCCTGGCCCAGGCGCAGGTTCTGGTGCTGGAGCTGCTTGATGTCGCCCAGCGCTTCCATGCCCGGGCTGTTTCCGTAGATGTCGCCGCTGGCCAGGTCCCAGCGCGGGCAGATGGCCGGGAAGCGCTTGAAGCCGGATTCGCGCAGGTACCGATCATCGTTCACGCCGGCCTCGAAGTAGGTGCTGGCCCAGGCCATGTTTGCCGGGTCCAGCTTCGTCGGGTCGCGGTCGGCGCGGGGCTCGATCGCGTGGATGACGGTCACCCAGCTGTCCAGGTCGCCACGGTCGTAGAGCGCCTTGACAGTCGCGCTGACCTTGTCAGCGCCGAACTCCTTCACGAGGCTGCCCACGGTGGTCTGGAATTCGCGGTAGATCGTGCACACCTCGCCGCGCCAGTCGGTCGCGATGCAGTATTCCCCGGTCGTCAGCGGGTGGTGGTGCAGGACGTTGCGGAAGTCCGGGACGATCAGGCTGGCGCCGGTACCGAAGCCGCCCATCTCGTTGTAGAGGGAGTGCAGCGCGCGGTAGGTGTTCGACTTCTGGAAGACGGCCAGGATCAGACCGGTGACGTCGTCCAGCCACTGCTTCACGGCCTGGGACTTCATCATCTCGGTGTCTTTGACCTTCAGGCGGAACCACGGCCGGGCCGGCGAGGTGGCGCCGCCCATCAGGCCAGCGGACAGCACGCGCAGCGCCCTGGTGCCGGTCGAGTCGTAGATTGCGTTGTGCCGGCGCTCGCCGCGGTTGCGGTCTTCGATGAAGAAGCGCCCCTGGCGGGGCAGCAGGTTGCGGGAGATCTCCTGCCAGTGCGAGAACCAGCTGGCGCGCTCGCGCTTGAGCATGCTCCACCGGTTTAGCAACTGGTTGCGGGTCGTGGTTTGGGTCATCAGGTACCCCCGCCGCCCAGCAGCGTGGTCTTGCCGAGCGTGAGCGTGCTCGGGTCGACACCTGCTGGGCCGGTCAGCATGGTGCTGGCCTGGCCGCTCTGTCCCGCCGTCAGGTTTGCCGACAGCAGCGCGCCGCTGTCCGGCTTCTTCTGGTTGGCCTTGTTGTTGGCCTGCTCGGCGGCCGTGGCCGTGGCCTTGGCGTTCGCGGTGGCCTGGTTGGTGGCGTCCTTCTGCGCGCTCGCAGCCTTGTTCCCGTTGTAGACGGCTGCGGCGGTGCTTGCGATTGCAGTGGCGATCAGTGCGGCTTCGATACCCATAGATTAGATTTCCTTCATGACAATGACATCGGCGGGTTCATAACCCCTGCGTTCGAGGGCTGCGGCCAGTGGCGTGCCGGCGCGCGTATGCCAGAGCATGCGAGACGCGCCTTTTTCCTTGGCCACGCGCTCGGTCTCCAGGATGAGCCGGGCACCGACGCCGCGCGGGCGCCATTCCCGGCGCACGAACAGCGCGTCGCTGTTGCAGCAGACGATCGAGGGGTTAAAGGTGTGAGGGGCAATCAGGGCGGACGAGTAGCCGACCAGCTCGCCATTGTCGAAGGCGCCCAGGACGAACAGCAGATCGGCGTCCTGCAGCCGGCGCATCATCTCGCCGTCCGGACACAGGTCGAAGTCGAAGCCGGTTTCGGCCCAGTTCTCGGCCAGCAGGCGCTGGACCTTGCCGATGTGCTCGGCGGCTTGGATTTCTCGAATGGTGAGCATGGACCCCTCCTATGGACGAGCATCGTATGAGGGGGGCTACCGGGTACGTATACCGGCGCGGGCGTAAAAAAGCCGGCGCGGGGCCGGCGTTACGTGTGGCGGGCAGGGCTGGTTATCGCATTGCTTTCCCGGTCGCGGCAGCGGTAAGCACGACGGCGCGCTTGGCAGCCGCCAGCGGGTCGCCGCCGCGGCTTTGCTCGGTTGCCAGGTGGTGCTGAAACGTTGCGTTGTCGCCCAGCAGGTCTAGCGTCACCGCCAGTTCGAAGGTGTCGCCGCCGAACAGCAGCGGATTCCAGCCGACTAGGCTTGAGCCGTCCTGGAAGTGCAGGTTACCGTAGCCCTCGCCCTCGACCTCCTCGAACCGAGCGCCGAGGGCGCGCGCGGCCAGCTCCAGCAGCTCGCGGTCGGCGGACGGGATGACTTTGCGCGGCGGCGCCGGCAGTTCGTCCACCTCGTAGCTTTCGTCCTGGTTCATCCTTCCTCCATGTTCGTATCGAGCCGCGATTGTAGCGCGCGCCCGGTCACATGTTGGCGTAGGGGTCGTGCTCTTTCTGGCGGTTGCTGCCCAGGCCCATGCGTTCGAGCGGCGACTTCTTCGCCACGGGGTAGGCGAACGACAGCGCCAGGGCATCGCCGCGGCCCGGCGACGGTAGCCCGCGCGCCTTCATGTCTTTCTTCGACTCCAGCTGGATCTTGCCATCGAGGCGCGGCACCGTCTCGGGCCCGGTCAGGTCGTCGGCCAGCACCTGGTCGTTCTTGTCGATCGCGCCGCCATCCTTGAGCCAGTCGCGGGCGGCCTTCCACATCTCGGCGCGCTTGTTCAGGCAGCCGGGATCGGACGACTCGCCGCTGAACCAGACGCCGATCCACGTCCGGCCCATCGTGCGGCCGGCGCTGATGATGCCGGTACCGAAGCCGTTGTCGAGGAAGACGGCGTCGGCCTGGTGCTGATCCTCCAGGTTGGCAAGGATGTTCGCGATATGGACGTCGTTGTCGTTCTTGGGGATCGTGCGCAGGATCTGGAAGTGCAAGCCCTGGCGCAGGCCGATCTCCAGCATGTCGTCGCCGTCCCAGGCCGGGTCGCAGGTGAGGATCTTCGGTGCGAAGTCGTATTGCTCGGGGCGCAGGATCCGCGCACGCGCTGCGTCGACGTCGGTGGAGCTGATGAACTGCTTGGCCGACTGCGAGGGGAACAGGCCGCGTACGCGCACCTTCACGATGTCGCTGTCCTCGCCGTGGGTCGCGACGAACTCGTCCAGGTACTGCTTGTTCGTGCCTTCGACGGTGCGGCTGTCGATGTGGCGGGTGACCCAGAGGTGCCGGTACCGGCGGAAGCACTCACGGAAGCGGCCAGTGGATTGCGTCGGGTTCCCGAAGGCGATCCAGATGATCTCGGTGCCCTCGTCGGTCAGGGCGCCGTCGGTGACTTCCCAGACCTTGTCGGCGATCTTGGAGGCCTCGTCGTAGATGACAATAATGCGCTTGCCCTTGTTGTGCAGGCCGGCGAACGCCTCGGTGTTGTGTTCGCTCCAGGGCGTGGCGTCGGCGCGCCAGCTCTTTTCGCGGCCGGGCTCGTTCGAATAGATCGACATGGCCGGCACGTTCCACCAGTGCTCGGTGATGGTCAGGCGCCGCCACTTCGAGATTTCCGGCCACGTCTTGGTGCGCAGCTGGCCCTCCGTGTTGGCGGTGACCACGATGCGGCAGTCCTCGCAGGTGTCCATGCCCCAGCCGGTCACCATGCCGATCAGCGCGGACTTGCCGATACCGTGGCCGGCCGCGACGGCGATGCGCAGCGGCTGGAAGCGGTTCGGGCCCTGCAGGTGGTCGCGGATCGTGGAGAGGATGTCGACCTGCCAGGCGCGCGGCCCGGTGTAGCCGGCCAGCTCGCCCTCGCCCCAGTCGTAGGCGTAATGGCAATAGCCGAGCGGGTCTTTCGACAGCTCGGCCATGTCATCGATCAGGGATTCTTCGAGCTCGGCCTCGGTCATGCCTTCGCTTTCCGTTCGCGCGCCAGGCGCAGCCGGTCGGCGCGGGTGGTGACGTCCTTCACTTCCAGCTTGTCGGTCAGCATGCCCAGGTGGCGCATGGCCAGCGTCAGGGCGCCGACCTTGTCGGCCAGCTTGACCTTCTTCGTGTAGCCGACGAAGCGCCGATCTTCGCCCGAGCCGATGTATTCCTCGGAGATGTCCATGCCGGCCAGCACGGCGGCGGTGTCATCGTCCAGCTCGTTGATCGGCTTCGGGGAACCATCGGCGTTCAGCAGGCGGCGCGGGTCGAAGAAGGCCACGCGTCCGACCTCCCTCAGAACCCGCTCGGCGGTGATTTGTGTCGCCTTGGAGCGTTCTTCCATGGCTTTTGACACAAGTTCCTTAACGTCAACATCTTCCAACAAACGCGGGCCCTGCGAATGTGCCGTCTTGGCGCTGTAGCCGGCACGAATCGCAGCCTTGGTTGCGTTCAGGTCAACCAGGTATTCATCGACGAATCGTTGCTTTTTCGCGGTGATAGGCATGGGGTCGCACAGCTTCGCGGATCAGGTCCGGGCCGAATTGGCGATCACGCGCAGGGCGGTCTCCGTCATCGGGGGAATGCCGCCGGTGACCTTGCCGGCCGCTTTCAGGAACTTCTTCTTACGGGTCTGGACATCGCGGGCGTGTGTGACTTCGGCATGCATGAACTCGGCAGCGTACAGTTCGCTGCGCAGCGTCGGCAGGCAGCTGGTCAGCATCGCCTTGACGTTGTTGTCATCGATAACCTGCTGGGCCTGCTGCTGCTCGGGCGTGAGAAACGCGGGCTTCGGACCACCCGGCACGTGTGGCAGGTCAGAGATGTTGGCTTGCGTGTTCGGTGCGATGTTCATGGGTCAGGCCTCCGCGGTGTTGGAAAGGGAAATCGGAAAATGCAGCAGCAAGACTTTCCAGCGCGCGATCGTCGAAGCGCGGCGCTGGTAAGTGCAGATCTTCTGGACGGTGATGTACGGGACGCCGAAGTGTTCGGCCAGCTGGTCGTAGGTCCAGCCCAGGGACTCGCGCTTCTCGCGCATATCATCGACTTGGGCGTCGGTCAGCTTGGCGTTGGGATGGGTTTCGCCGATGCGCAACCCGTTTTCGTCGACCGCGATGAAGACTTTGCGACTGGTGGTCGGTACGACCTGGTCGATTTCTTCGACCTGAAGCGGGATTCTGGAGCCCATCGTTTAATTCCCATAGTCATTGGAATATGGAAATTTTACAGCTTGTGAACAGGAAATAGTGTCTGTAATTTGCGTAATTCGCAGAAAAACTGGCAGATAATTGCGTCGCGCGCAAAATCTGCCGTTGCCAGCTATTCGTGCGTTGCCAGACCTTGGTCACTGGGCTGAAGCTCGACCATTCCAACACGAATGAAACGGCCGGCGAGCCAGCCGATCAGCACCGAAGCACAGAACCAGAGTACGAGTACGGCGGGGACAATCACGCGGCCTCCGGAAGTTGCTCGCGCACGCGAGCCAGCGAGAGGATCGCCAGCGCGTCGGCTTCGTTGTTGTCCTTCGGGCGGAAGCCCTTGGCGCGTGCCGTCTCGCACATGGCTGCCTTGTCGGCAGCGCCGTTGCCGGTCCAGTGCTTCTTGACCTGACCGACGCCCACCGGGCGCAGCGGCACGTTGTTCGCCGCGCACCACATCTCCAAGCAGGCCAGGAAGCCACCGTAGATGTGCGCCGCCAGGGTGCCGGCGTGCTGCTTCACGTCCTCGTAGTAGATCGCGTGGATCTCGCCTGCCTGCAGGCGCTGCTCGGCCAGGAAAGCACGGAACTTCAACCAGCGCTGGCCGGCCATTTCCATGCGTCGGACCGCGAAGCTCTCGCTGCCGCTGGCGATCGAGCCGTCGCGCGAGCAACGCGCCCAGCCGGTGGTGGTGCCGATGTCGATGGCGAGGATGTTCATGGGTGGGTTCTCCTTGTCGTTGTTGTTGCCGCCCGGGCTGGCCGGGCGGGTGATGCTGTTACGGGACGATTTGCCAGTCTTCGGCCAGCATGTCGGTCTGCGAGGCGAGCCAGCCCATCAGGATCCGGTTATCGGCCGTCTTCATGAGGATGCAGGGCAGGACTTCGGCGCCGCCGCCGTTCTCGGTGCGCGCCCATTCGCTGGCGTTCTTCGACCAAAAGTTTTCGAAGGCGATGTTGCGCGGGTTGGTCGTGCTGCCGGACAGCGAGATCCACATGCCCTTGCCATTCCAGCCAGCGCGCGCCACCTTGGCGCCACGCTTCATGGCTTCCAGGGCCAGCCCGAAGGTCATGGCGTCGCAGGGGCGGTAGGCGTTGTCGAACGCGGCTTTCGGCGTCCAGCTCACGTAGCCGGCACGGCCTGGGACGTTCGGTTTCCCGTCCGGCTCGTACTCGACCAGGTAGCCCGGGTCCGCGCCGTTCTCGTTCGCGGGCAGCTGCCAGCCGCGGAAGGCCACGTAGGCGGCCCTGGTCATGGCCTCGGCGATGATGATCTTGGTTCCGATGAAGCGGTTCATGCTTTGCCCCCGTTGGCCTGCTGCCACAACTGCTCGTTGGTAGCCTGGTGGTGCAGCTGGTCGCGCAACTGGTAGCCCATCAGCGGCCAGATCTTCTGCACGGCGTTTTGGCGCGCGATGTTGCGGCCGATCTCGGCGTCGAAGTTCTCCGGGCTGGCGCACGCGCTCTCGCCGGTTACGGTGAAGCCGTTCTTGAGGACCAGCACGCAGAACGTCAGCAGGCCCAGCGCCTGCCAGGGGTAACGACTGTCGTGTTCGGCTCCCGGTTCGGCGCCAACCACGCCGTCGCCGGCCGTGAAGTAGTGCTCGCTAGCGATGTTCGCCTCAATGTCCGCCGGGGTCACGCGGGGCGCGGTCTTGCCTTTGGCCTGGATTTCCTGCTCGATTGCTTGGTCGTTCATGTTGCCCTTTCAGGTTGGTGCTGCGGTGGTGCGCTCGCGCGCGAAGTGGTCTCGTCTGGGTAGCGCCGGCGCAGGTCCGCCAGCACTTCCGTGCTGCTTCGCCCCGCCAGCCTTGCTGCTTTCGATCCGCGCTCGAGGAACAGTGGGCACGGCTGGCCGTCCGGTTGCTCTGGCCGCTCATGGCCGCGGCAGTAATGCGCGGCGCAGTCGAACTCGAAGCAGGCGACGCAGGGTTGCTGATTCATGCTTCGGCAAGTGCCTCGCGCGCCATCTGCACGGTCGTCGGCGTCAGCTTCTCGCCGGCGTCAGCGCGTGCCAGCAGGTTCCGGGCCCAGGCCTTCGGGTCGGTGCTGGCCGGACGGTTCACCACGGTGTTCACCAGCTTGGCGATCGCAGCCTTTGCAGCCGCGGGTGAAGTGGTCGACTGCCCTGGTGCGGTGAGCTCGAGGGCCGGCTGGGGGATCTCGTCCAGCGCTTCCTTGTCCAGCTGCTGCTGCAGCATGGTTTCCCAGCGCGGGCGAACAGCGCTGTAGGCCTGCTCGCGCAGCTCCTTGCGCATCGACCATGCGGCCCAGAAGATCGCCTGGTGTGACCAGGTGCCGAACTCTCCTTTGCCGCGGGCTTCCAGACCGGCGATGGCCTCGTAGTACGCCTTCGTAGGGTCCAGGGTCGGCCGGCAGGCCTGCATGAACTCGGCAACGCTTGGCGGCCAGCCATAGCGGCGGCGGCACTCGCGCAAGCCGACCTTGACGTCGTGCGGGGTGATGCCTTCCTCCTCGAAGGCTTCGACCCAGCTCTCGGCCCAGTTGTCGATCGCCTGCTGATTGCGGAACATCTGGCGCCACTTGCCCGGGTAGGCGCCGTCCAGGCGGTTGAACAGGTGGTCGATCAGCGAGATCCCCAGCTCGGGCATCGGGTCGAACCAGCGCGACAACGGGCGCGTGCTGGGCGCCGACGGCAGCTGGTCGGGGAATGCTGCGAGGTCGTTCATGCGGTTCTCCGGTTGCGGTTGACGTGGGCGACAGGGTCGAAGGGCTCGGTGCGTGCGTGGCCGTTGCCCTGCTGCGGCTGTGCGGCGCCGGTGGCGTTCAGCGCCGCGGCTTCCTTGGCCCAGCGTTCGACGATAGCCATCACGTAGGCGGGTGAGATCGGCTCGTTCGGCTTCGCCTTCTTCGCGGTTTCGCAGGCGGCCTGCATGGTCTCGACGCTCACGCCCTGGTCGGCCAGAGCGATCAGGCGCAGGTCGCCAGGGTTCGAGCTGATGCCGAAGGCGCGCATTGCCTTGCTCAGCAGGCCAACAGACGTCGGATCGATCTCTTCCCCCGCGCTCAACTCCGCTTGAGTAGACGCGCTGTCTCCAAGGGTTTTAGTCTGGAGTCTGGAGTCTGGAGTCTGGCTAAGGTTATTTTCAGAACCCACATGGTTTCCAACATCAGAACCATCTGGGTTTTCTCCGGGTTGTTGATTGGTTAACGCTTTCTTAGGCCGTCCACCCTTCGCGCCGTTCTCACGGTTCTTGTCCGCTTTCGCGCTGGCGATGCCGATTTCTTCCTCGCAGCGGGTTTGCGTCCAGGCGCCGTCGACCAAGGTGAAGAATTCATCGAGCACGTTGGAAAGCGCCTGCAGCTCGTCCTTCGACCTGGCGCCGATCAGGCGCGCGGCCTTGTCCTCGGGGATGCCGGCCTCGCGGGTGTAGTACACGTCCATCAGGCGCGCGTAGATGCCGTGCTCGAGCAGCGTCAGGTGGCCGGCCTTCTTGATGTAGTCGCCGATGTGGCGTTTGTAGAAATTCATGGGCGACGGCCTCCGCGGCTGCGCAGGTTCATCTGCGACAGGATGGCGGTGGCCGTGCGGGATGCGCGTGCGGCGCGGCGCGCTTCCGCTGTGAGAAGCACGCGCAGGGTAGGGGAGTTGGTCGGCTTCGTCATGGCGGGCATACCTCCGCCAGCTGCTGGTCGACCATGTTAGTGACGTCAGTAAAATGGTCCCCGCTCTGGCGGGAACGCACGACGCGGCGCTTGTGCCAGCCGTACTGCCAGCTCTTGCGGGCCGTCGCGCATTCGCTCATGCCGTGGTCGTTGACGCCCACGCCGCGGTCAAAAGCGTCGGCGCCAAGTTCTTCCATCAGCTCAGGGGTGATGAGGCGAATCGACAAATCCATCAACGAACCCCCGCGTCATCGATCACGCGACGCAGGTGCTGGCGCGCGCGGTATTCCTCGCGCTGCTTCTGCGGATTGCTCTTGTCGGCGATTGCGGCCTGGTCAAACGTCCTCCAGGTCCTGGCCTGGTCGGCGATCTTTTTATCCGGCGTCGCCTTTCCGGTTTCTTGGTCGTGCATGTGGTCCTTCCGTTCTAGTCAGGTGCGGCCCAGGCAAGGGAACGCAGTTTGAAATCGCCGTTAAAGCCGCAGGCGGCCGCAGTTACCTGCAGCGACGGCCCGGCCGGGAAAGCGCACTGCGTGGCCATGCTGATGGCCATGCCGTGGCCGCTCTCCAGGGCGCTTCTCCACGGTACGATTCGTCTCCTGACGGATATGAGCGGAGACGAGATCGCGCACCCATGGCGCCACTTGCTTACGGCCGATGCCGGTGCAGAACTTCTTCAGCGCCGTCTCTTCGACGTCGTTCAACGGAACCTTCAGGGTTTTCTGGCGCTTCAGGTTCGGCTTGGTGATGCTCATGGTTTTCTCCTAGTAGTGCGGCGGTTCAGGACTTCGGGGTGATGCAAGGAAACTGCCCAAGTGCAACTTTTTGGGCATCAAAAAACCGCAGGGGTTACTGCGGCTGGGATTCGGCGCGGTGCGCGTCGGGCAGCGTGGCCATGTAGCGCAGCGGATACAGGATCTCGACTTCGGTGATCTCGCCGTCGAAGTGCTTGACCAGCTTCTCGGCCAGCTCGGGCGAAGCGTTCTGCTTGACGTTCTCGATGCGGGACAGGTTGCCAGGGTCAGTCTGCACAGCGCGGCTGACCTCGACGATGGTCTGGCCCTTACGCTCGCGCACGAGGCGAAGAGGAGATTTCATATTTTTCCTGTGGAATGTTTTGCGTGTAGCGCATATTAACGCCGCCGCTAAATTTGCGCAACACGCTTTGCGCACGTCGCAAAGTTGCATCAACATCTATGGATGACTGTGGGAACTAATATTCGAATGCTTCGGAAGAGGCGAGGGCTGACGCTGAACCAGCTAGCCAACGAGATCGGAAGCGATGTCGGGAACCTGTCGCGTGTCGAGCGCGGGCTACAGGGCTACAGCGATCAGATCATTAGTAAGCTGGCCAGCGCATTGAACGTGCCCCAGGCAGCGCTTTTCGCTGAAACCGAACAACAGATCGACCTCATCTTGGCAAGTGATGACAAAGTCTATTTGTTTGAATTTAAAAAGCCTCAAACGTCATCGTTCGATGAGAACGTAAGCCCGGCAATTCCCGGCGTCCGACCAATTCCTGTTATCTCGGCCGTTCAGGCTGGACAGCTTAAGGATATGGAGAACCCCTACGCACCAGGGGATGGTTACAGCATTGAATATACGGATCAAAAGTTGTCGCGTTGGGCATTTGCGTTGGAAGTAGAGGGCGAGTCTATGCTGCCCATTTTTAAACCAGGCGACCGGCTTATTGTTGACCCGGATTTAGCACCGCAGCCAGGTGATTATGTTATCGCCCGCAACGGAAGTGATCAGGCGACATTCAAAAAGTATCGGCCTCGTGGCATGGATTCAAAAGGGGAAATGATTTTTGAGTTAGTCCCTCTGAATGACGACTATCCGACAATGCGTAGCGACATCGAACATTTGATCGTAATTGGGGTTGTGACAGAACACCGCAAGAAACTGAGGAGAGTTTGATGTGGATGATTTATGTTTCATGGGGCTTGCTGTTTCTTAGTTATTTTGTGGCTAAATACGGCCGAAATCATTTCACTCGCTTATCGAAAATTCCCTTTCTTCTAGTAATGGCTGGCGCGTGGATTGGAGAGGTGGTTATATTTTCCGCCGTTGCTCCGCTTTTCATGGCATAAAGCTTGGGCACTGGGATTCTGTTTATTCCAGGGCTACGACGCTATGGCGTTAACGTGGTAGACGATGGCGATCAGCAGGCTGTCTTATCTAACCTGGTCGGCCGACGGCTGCAAGAGCGGCTCAACATAAGAGTGCGTGCCCAACTGGTGCTGCAGGATGATGAGCCCCATGTGCTGGTATCGATCAATAGCCAGCAGGTGGGCCACCTGTCACGCGCTAACGGTCAAGCCCTACACCGCATCGTCCGGTACGGCGAGCGCAGTCCACACGAAACCTTCGAGTGCGCGGCCCTCATCCAAGGTACGGTCGGCCAGTACGGTGTCCGGCTAGACCTACCTTTCGAAGATTGATCTGACGAGTTCCCCCTGAAGCCCGCCGCGTGCGGGCTTTTTCACGTCTGCCGTTCTCCAACAATATTTCGTTCGCGCACGAATTTGCGCTTGACGCATATTATCGATATGCGTAATATGCAAATCACGCAAACGAACTCAGCATCCGCTGGGCCGAACTGGAGAGCACGATGAGCAGCACCTTCACCCCCGAAGATCAGCGCAGCAAATGGGAAGTCCGGATCAGCTTTGCTGATGGCGACGTCCACAGGGTTGCCGCTTGGTCGGTGTCGCGCGACGGCGCTTTCAAGCTCGCCCTGATCGATGCCCGCATGGGCCATCCGTTCGGCAGTTTCATGGCGCCGGTGGTGAGCTGGGACGCTGTGCCGGCGGAAGAGGTCGCGGCATGAAGTGCATCCACTGCAGCGACACCGGCAGCCTGTCTAAGGCGCTCGACGGCTACCTGGACTGCGCCCACTGCGACGTCGCCGCCGAGCGCGCGAAGCTCGAGGCCTGGGCCTTTGACCTGATCACCAAGCACGGCGCCACCGCCGCGATGTGGCTGGTCTACCAGCACGGCAGGACCGAACTCACAACGCCAGCCTGAGGCGCACAGGCCCGTGACGAGCGCGGATAGAGCTTGCCGCCCGGTGAAAGGCCGGGACCGACAACAACAACCGCCGGCGCCGCCGGCCAGAACGAGGAGCAGCAGGATGGAACTGAAACATACGCCGGGGCCGTGGCGCGCCGGAAGCGGTACCGGTGGCAAAGGTTCGGTGGTCTCTGACCAGCTGGCCGCCGGAGCGCTCAGCGGCTCGGATGCCGTCGAATACTACGGCGGGAACCTCATCGCCGAGTCCGTCGCGCAAGAGAACATCCCGCTGATCGCTGCGGCGCCCGCGCTGCTCGACGTCGTCATCATGGTCCGCGACGCGGATGACGACTGCGGCCGTGAAAACCTGCCCCGCATCCCCGCCGCGGCGCGCGCTGCAATCGATGCCGTGATCGCCAAGGCCACTGGGGGCGCCGCATGAAATTCCTCATCACCGTCCGCAACGCAGCCAGCACGCGCACCTATCCAGCGATCGGCGATCGTAATGAGCTGATGGACGCCGCCTACGCGGCTGGCGCCTTGGGCGTAACCATCCTGGTGCTGCCATGAGCCGCCGCTGCTGCGATGGGGCCTGCCACCAGGGCCGCACCTGCCCGGTTCGCACCGTGTGCATCCCGACCCGCCGCGGTCTGCTGAGCCGCATCGTCGACGCAATCGTCGCGGTCTGTGACGCGTGCCCCTGGGTACCGCCTGCTATCGCGATCGCAATTCTCTTTATCGTCAACTCCTGAAGGACCCGTATCTATGAATAACCAAGTAGCCGTCAGCCCGGCCAAGAGCCTGAGCACGTTCCTGGACAAGTACAAGGGACAGATCGCCAACGCGCTCCCAAAGCACATCAGCCCCGACCGCATGGTCCGCCTGACCATGACCGCGTTCAGCCAGAACACAGCCCTGCAGAAGTGCGACCTGCACAGCATCTTCGGCTCGGTGGTTGTCGCCGCGCAGCTGGGCCTGGAGATCGGCGTCGGCGGCCAGGGCTATCTGGTGCCCTACGGCGGCAAGGCGCAGTTCGTTCCCGGCTGGCAGGGGCTGGTCGATCTGGTCTCGCGCGCCGGCCGCGCCACCGTCTGGACCGGTGCGGTGTACCAGGGCGACGAATTCGATTGGGCGCTCGGCGACGCACCCTATGTGCGCCACCGCCCCGGCGCCGGCGGCGACAGCTGGAAGGACATCACCCATGTATACGCAGTCGGTCGCGTGAACGGCAGCCAGTTCCCGGTCATCGAGGTCTGGAGCATGGATAAGGTGGTGAAGCACCTGAACAAGTTCAACAAGGTCGGCGCGCGCCACTACGCGCTGGAGAAGAACGGCCAGAACATGGAAATGTACGCCCGTAAGGTGGTGCTGCTCCAAGTGCTCAAGTACATGCCCAAGTCCATCGAGGTGCAGCGCGCCGTCGACGTGGCCACCGCGGTGGACTCAGGCAAGCCGTTCACCATCGACAGCGACATGGTCGTGATCGATGACCGCGACGACGACCAGGCCGACACCGGCGTCGGCGGTGATGTCGGTACCAGTCAAGCCGCAGTAGCGCCGGCGCGCGGCGAGCTGCCGACCTGCACGGCCGAGAACTTCGACAAAAACAAGGCTGGCTGGCGCGAACAGATCGTCTCGAAGAAGAAGACCGTTCGGGAGCTGGTCGCCATGATCGAAACCCGCCAACTGCTGACCGAAGACCAGCGAACCACGATCGACAGCTGGGCCCACGAGAACGACTAAACCGCATGGTGCCCTCATTCGTGAGGGGACCACCCACCATATAAAGGAATCGACATGCAGATCCATAATCTCGTCCAGGGCTCGCCGGATTGGCAGGCCTTCCGCCTGGAGCGCCGTGGCGCCAGTGAAGCTGCGGCAATGCTCGGCCTCTCCAGCAATGTCTCGCGCACCGAGCTGCTGCACATGAAGGCGACCGGCACCGCGCAAGAGTTCAGCGACTGGGTGCAGAAGAACATCCTGGACCACGGCCACTACGTCGAAGCGCTGGCGCGCCCGCTGGTCGAAGACCTGATCGGTACCGAGCTGTACCCGGTCACCTGCTCGGACGGCCTGCTGTCTGCGTCCTGCGATGGCCTGACCATGGCCGAAGACGTCGCCTTCGAGCACAAGCAGTGGAATCAGGCCCTTGCTGATGCCGTCGCCGCCGGCCAGTTGCCGGACGAGTATATGCCGCAGTGCCAGCAGATCATGATGGTCACTGGCTGCAGCAAGGTCGTGTTCGTGTGCTCCGATGGCACGCTCGACAACTTCGTGCATATGGACGTGCTGCCGGATCCGGCTTGGCAGGAACGCATCCGCGCCGGCTGGGCCCAGTTCGAAGCCGATCTCGCCGTGTACGAGCCGAAGGAATACGCATCGAAGCCGGCGGCCGAGCCGATCATGTCGCTGCCGGCGCTCGTCATCCAGATCCGCGGCGAGGTGGCCACCAGCAACCTGCCGGCCTTCCAGGCCCGGGCCGAGCGCTTCATCGCAAACATCAAGACCGACCTGGTCACCGACCAGGACTTCGCCGACGCCGAGGCGACCGTCAAATTCTGTGAGAAGGCCGAGAGCGACCTGGAGCAGGCGAAGCGCGCCGCGCTGGAGCAGACCGTCGACATCGCTGAGCTGATGCGCACGATCGACCACATCAGCGAACAGCTGCGCGCCAAGCGCCTGACCCTTGCCCGTACCGTGAAGGACAAGAAGGAGCTGATCAAGGCCAGCATCCTGAACCAGGTGAAGCTGGCCTTTCAGGAGCACGTCGCCGCGCTCGAGCAGGAAATCGCGCCGCTGCGCCTTGTGTTCCAAGCCCGGGACTTTGCCGGCGCCATGAAGAACAAGCGCACGCTGGCCACCCTGCAGGATGCCGTCGACACCGAGCTGGCCAATGCCAAGATCGCCGTCGACGCCATCGCCCAGGCCGTGCGTGGCCGCCTGACCTGGTACCGCGAGCACGCGAAGGGTTTCGAATTCCTGTTCGCTGACCTGCAGACCGTTATCCAAAAGGCCGACGAAGATTTCCAATTGGCCGTACGCACCCGCATCGAGAACCACCAGCGGCAGGAGGCCGATAAGGCCGAGCGCGCGCGCCAGGAGCAGGAAGCGGCACGCGAGCGTGCTGAAGCCGAAGGACGGCGCCGCGCTGAGGCCGAAGCCCGCGAACGGGAGGAAGCCGTAGCGCGCGCCCAAACGGAAGCTACAGCCCAGGCCGCGGCCGCCACCAGCACCCCTGCGGGCGATCCCGACTTCCAGGAAGTGCCACCCGCGCTGGCCGCGCTGGGCGCCGCCGTGACGCCGATCGCTGCCGCGCGCGCCGCAGCCGCCGGCACGCCGCCGACGCTGCGCTTGGGCCAGATCGCCGAGCGCTTGGGCTTCGCCCTGACGGCCGACTTCCTCGGTTCGCTCGGGTTCGCCGCCGCCGGCCGCGACCGCGCCGCAGTCCTGTACCACGACCACGACTTCCCGGCCATGTGCGCAGCCCTTATCCGCCACGTCACCGCCGTGGCCCAGCAGGCGAAAGCTGCGTGACCGGCCTGCGCCCCTGCCTCTGGACGATCCTGCAGTGCAAGGAGCAGGACTTCCAGCGCTTCCTCGGCGTCGACGGCGAAGCAGCCGCCGCGCGCCGGGTGAAGGAAGTGTGCGAGATCGACACTCGCGCCGAGTTGGACAGCGACCCGGCCGCGCAGGCGCGCTGGGATGAGCGGATCCGGCGCGCTTACTTGAAACACCAGCAGTACCCCACCACTCACCACAACCAGGACCAGGAGATGTAATCAATGTTCGACCTCAAGCAGACCGTCAAACTCGCCAATGTGAACCCGCGTGCCGAGATGCACGGCGAAGACCCCAAACCCGCCTTCGACCTGAAGATCGAGGCAACCTGCCCGAGCAGCGTGCTGCTGCACTTCCACCCGGAGCTGCGCCAGCACCTCTTCAAGAAGGACGAGAACCCTGACCTGGTCGATCAGGTAATCGAGGGCGATGGCCTGACGGTGCTGCGCTACCCGAAGATGGGCCAGATCAAGTGGGACTGGGAAGGCGCCGGCTACACCGCGACCGTCGACTACGGTCTGGGTGGCGAAAGCAACATCGTGCTGAACGACTGCAAGGTCGACCACGTCAAGATCGAAGCCCAGAATGGCGGCTCGGTGATCTTGACCTTCCGGATCATCGCCCACCCGAGGGCTGAGGACGCCGGCAAGCTGTGCGAATTCATCCAACGCGACATCGAGCTCGACCTGGCGCCGCCGGCGCCGACCACGGTGCACGAGCTGTTCGGCGAGCAGAAGGCAGCCTGACCATGACGTGCGCCCACTTCACCCACGTCGGCGAGGAGCAGTGCGCCCAGGGCGTCAACTACATGGGCCTGGCCGGCGGCGGCGCCTTCCGCATGTTGCTGCGCCTGCCGTGCCTTCCGCTATCGAACCGCCGCGGTGAAGAGGCGCGCATGTGCGCCAAGTACCAGCCGGGCGCGTGCTCGGCGATCGACTACCAAGGAGAGCAGCAGTGAGCCTGCCATACGAGAACGCCACCAGCGGTGCTGCAGCACTGGACGAGATCAGCAAGATCCTGACTCGCTTCGGCTGCGCGCGCTTCGGCACGATGACCGACCACGAAACCGGCGAGCTGCTGGTGCAGTTCACGCACCAGGGTCGCAACATTTCAGTGAAGGCCAGCTTCCGCGGCTATGCGGCGGCCTGGCTGCGGGAGCACCCGCACACCAGCCGCACCAGGAAGACCCTCAGGCAGCACCAAGATGCCGCGCTCGAGCAGGCCAAGATCAGCGTGTGCTCGATCCTGCGCGACTGGATCAAGGGGCAGGTCACTGCCATCGAGGTGGGAATTCTCAGCTTCGAAGGCGCGTTCCTCGGCCAGATCATGCTGCCGAATGGGAAATCCGTGCTTGAGCACACCCAGGCCGCTGGCCTGCTACAGCTGGAGGGCGGCAAACAATGACCGCCCACGCCATCCAACCCCGCAGGGGCAAGAATCTCTCGAACGCCGCGAAGATCGCGCTGCGCGCCGAAGCGGTAGCGCGCATCCGCGAACTGCTCGGCAAGGCCCGGCTGTCCGTGGTCGATCTCGCGCGCGTCCTGCGCATCAACTCCAACACGGTGTATGGCTACCTGCGCTACATGGCCGAGATGGGCGAAGTGCGCCGCTCGGGCGAGTTCGACGCCGATCGCAGGGAGAAGTGGGAGCTGGGCGCCGAGGATCCGGAGAAGCTGCACGCGACGGCAAAGCGGCCGATCGGCGCCGTGATAGTGCCGGCGCAGCAGGTCGGCATGTCCCGCCACTGGATGGATGTGGCGCTGTTCGGGCCAGCGCAAGGAGCAGCAGCATGATGGCGCTCGCGTGGACCGATCCAGCAGCGGCACTTCCGGACGACGACACCCTTGTGCTAATCGCACTGAACGATGAGGACGTCTGGCCGGGCTACCGCGACGGTGACATCTGGCGTTACGTCGACGCTATGCCGATCACTAGCGAGCGTGTGACGCACTGGATGCACCTGCCGCCGGCACCAGGAGCAGCAGCATGAATCAGTTATCGACAAATCCGCTCAGCGCACGCGGCCTGAAGCCTGTGGCCGAGCTCGCCGCCGACCGAGACCACGGCGACCGACTGCGCTATAAGGCCGGCTGCCGCTGCTTTTCCTGCAGGCGCGCCAACACCGCTTACGAAGCCGCCCGCAAGGTAGCCCGCGCTGCCGGTGAAGGGAATGGGATCGTGTCGGCCGAGAAGGCACGCGCGCATCTGAAGGCGCTGTCGGCACAGGGCGTGGGGCGGCGTTCTGTCCATGCGGCGTCGGACGTGGCAATGACAGTCCTGGCCGACGTCATGTCGGGGCGCAAGACGAACATCCGCGCCGCGACCGAGCGGGCCATCTTGGCGGTGACGGCCGGCGCCGCCGGCGACGGCGCCCTAGTGCCAGCGAAAGCCACCTGGAAGATGCTCGACCAGCTGATAGCCGACGGCTACACCAGGACCTATCTGGGCGCGAAGCTCGGCAGCAAAAGCAAGGTTCCACAGCTGCAGCTCAAGCGGGACTTCGTCACCGTGCGCAGCGCCTACCTGGTCGAGCGTCTGTTCGAGCAGCTGAAATGCGAATGCGCCAAGCCGACCATGAAGCTGCTGGCGAAGCTGAGGGACGAAGGCTACACGCAGCACCAGGTAGAGCAGCGCCTCGCTGCGCTGGCGGCAAAACTCGGCGAGGCGGCGCCGTCGCTTGCGCCGAACAAGAAGGGAAGGATCAGCACGAAAGCGGCTGATCTAGTGGAGCACCTTTTCCAGGAGCTGACATCGTGAACCAGCTGGGACTGTTCGATGCGCCGCTGGCGCCGGCGCGGATGCCGGTCGACCTGCCACCGGTGAAGGGTGGCCGGCCGGAAGTCTGCTATCGCAATCCCGACCAGCCAGCACAGGCCTGGACCGGTCGAGGCAAACCGCCGCGGTGGGTCAGCGAGTGGGTTCAGAGCGGCAAATCGCTCGAGGCCCTGCGGGTTCCAGGGACGAATCCATAAACACAAGGAAAAAGACATGCATAACAAGATTGACCCGAAGTGCGAGCACACTAGGATCCGCCTGATCGCGGCGGCCATCGGCCACCAGCAGTGCACGAAGACGGCGGCAAACGTGATCCCGATTCCGGGCACTGAGCGTTACATCGCGATCGGCACGCCGCTGGAGATACGCGCCCTGCTGCCGAAGCCTGAGCTGGCGCCGGAACTGAAGGCCGCGCTGGGGGAGGCCGCGAAGATCCGCGCCGCCGGCGCCGTGCTGCCTGACGGCTCGGCGGTCTTCATCAACTATGGCGACCAGCCCGAGGACACGGAGCACCTGAACTGCACGGCTTGCGGTGGTTCCGGCCACATCGATGATCAGCGCGCCCAGCAGACGACCTTACCAGAGGACGTAGCCGCGCTGTTCGGCGCCTGCGGTTTCGAGATCCGATCTACCGACCCCGCAGAGCAGCATCCCTTCGCGGTATGCGGGACACTCGATGCGGCCGGCCTGGTGATCGAGCAGCTGCTGGTCGGCCACGCCAATCCGGAAGCGGTTCCGGCCGAGTTCGTCGCATTGCTGCCGGGCGTGACCTACATGGACCCACCGGACGGGGGCAGTGTGTCAGTGCTCGAGCAGTTCCGCCGGATGGCGGAGGACGCTGCCCGGTATCGCTGGCTACGGGACAAGAGTGAGCCTGGAATTTGCGCGTTTTATATGTCGGTCGGCCAGGCGTTTAAGGACGTGAAGTTCAAGCGCGAGACCGTAGATCAGGCCATCGATGCGCAGATGTCAAAGGAGATCGGATCATGAAAGCACGTGGACCAGACCGCCGCTGGAAGAAAGACAGCGCGCGAATGCTGCCGGACCGCCGTGACGGCCTCGACCGCCGGGCGCATCTGGTCGGCGCCGTGCCGGCCGGCCCGGAATCGATAAGGCCAGCACCAGGGGAGGCGCGCCCTTTCGTCGAGCGCCGCCGTTATCCGGAATCCGGAATGGAATAGGGGAAGGAAAATGCATGTGACCAACGACAGGGGAAATAATATGGGTAATCTTGCAATTCAGGTGGAGTGGGTGCTGTTGCCCATGTTCTGCAGCCTGACCGGGTACACCGAGAAGGCGGTGCGCAGGAAGATCGAGGACGGGGTCTGGCTCCAGGGCAAGCAATTCCGCAAGGCGCCGGACGGCCGCATCACAATGAACATTCAGGAGTACTACAAGTGGGTGGAGCAGGCGGAGTAGAACTGCGCGAAAAGAGCATTCGGGTACGGTTCGAATGGCGGGGCAAGCAGCGGCGAGAGACGCTGTACATCGACGACGAGCCGATGGCCCCGACGCCGGCCAATGCCAAGTATGCGAAGCGGCTGGTAGCCGAGATCCGGCAGAAGATCGCCAACGGGACATTCGACTATGCAGCCTATTTCCCGAAATCGCAGCACGCGGATGAGCCGGAAGCCGGTGTGCCGATGCTGCATGACGTCATGGATAAGTTCGTCGAGGTCTACGATGGCAAGGCGTCGACGAAAGGGCAGTACCAGACCCGGCTCAACAGCTTCTGGAAGAAGGCGCTGAAGAACCGCCCGATCGGAGAGGTCAGCTACTCGGACATCCTGACGGCGCTGAACAGCGGCACCTGGAAGAGTGGCAAGAGCAGGAACAACGAGCTGTCCCTGATCAATGGAGTGTTCGAGTTCGCGCGCCTGGATAAGCTGATCAAGGACAACCCGTGCGCGGAGGTGAAGCGGGCAGGGTACCAGAAGCCCGGGCCCGACCCGTTCGACCTGGGCGAGGTGCAGGCGATCCTCGGGCACCTGCGTGACCACCGGCCGGAGCAGATCCTGAACTTCGTCCAGCTGATGTTCTTCACTGGCCTGCGCACCTCGGAAGGGATTGCGCTACGTTGGGCCGATATCGACTTCCGGAAGAAGGAGGTGCTGGTCGACGGCGCCAACGTCTACGACGAGGAGGCGGACACCACGAAGACCTACGAATCGCGGATCGTCAAACTGAACGCCATGGCGCTCGAAGCGCTGCAGCGGCAGAAGGCGCACACCTTCCTGGCCGGCGACCACGTGTTCCACGACCCGAAGACCGGCGAGCCATGGACCTATGTCAAGATCACCGATGTGCGGTCGTTCTGGAAGGCCACGCTGACAAAACTGGGGGTCAGGTACCGGCGGCCGTACAATATGCGCCACACCTATGCGACGGTGGGCCTGATGAGCGGCGTGAAGCCCGGGTTCATGGCCGGCCAGCTGGGCCACAGCCTGCGGATGTTCTTCACGGTCTACGCGAAATGGATCAGCGGCGCCGACGACGACCGCGAGATGGCGAAGCTGGAACAGGCGATATCGATTCCCGGGGAATTTGTCGGGGAAAACGAGGGGAAAACTAGGGCATCATAAGGGGGCGCTCTCCTATGGCGCATTCCCCACGTTTACCCTACAATGCCCTGTGTTAGAGGTTCATAGCCTATCGGGGGTTCGAATCCCCCTCTCTCCGCCAGAATAGGAATGAGGCAATGTTCGAAAAGGGTGCTACCCCCCAAACGACCCCTCAAAAAATATGAGATTGCGTGAAACAAGCGTTTTCTCGGAAGCCCGCCTCGTGCGGGCTTTGTTGTTTTGGCGACAGCTTCCCCCTTCGATTTATGCGCCTATCATAAAAGCGGTTGCGCTAGGTACTTGCTACAACAAGTCCTTGTGCAAGTGCTTATTCATTGCGAAACTGTAGATCTTTCTTTAAAGATACTGTTATAGGCGCTCACTCCAACGCCGTTTAGGATTTTCCAATGCCTTTAACCCTACCTCAGCTTGAACGTCACTTATTCAAGGCCGCCGACATTCTGCGCGGAAAGATGGATGCATCCGAATTTAAGGAATATATCTTCGGGATGCTCTTTTTGAAGCGCTGCTCCGACGTGTTCGACCAGCGCCGCGCTGAAGTTATCAAGTTTGAAATCGATGCCGGCAAGCCTCGCGCAGATGCTGAATTGTCTGCCGAGAACAAGCGTTGGTATAAGAAGGACGGCTATTTCTGGGTGCCAGAGGAGTCGCGCTACGCTTACCTGCTCGATAATTCGCGCCGGGTCAATTTGGGTGACCTTCTTAACACGGCACTGACAGGGATTGAAGGTGAAAACGTCAGCCTCCAAGACGTGCTGGAGCACATCGACTTCAATCGCAAGATTGGCCAGAGCAAGATTCCGGACATCAAGTTACAACAACTTATTACGCATTTTGGTAAGTATCGCTTGTGCAATGAAGACTTCGAGTTCCCAGACCTCCTCGGCGCGGCTTATGAGTACCTGATTGGCGAATTCGCTGATTCTGCTGGTAAGAAAGGTGGTGAGTTTTATACGCCTCGCTCGGTGGTGCGCATGATGGTGCGGCTCATCAAGCCCGAGCTAAAGCACGACATCTACGACCCCTGCTGTGGCTCGGGCGGTATGCTGATCGCTGCTAAGGAATACAT